CCCCCTTTATGTATGCATCTAGTCTGGACCAAATGGACAGGCGAGTCAAGATTTTTTTTTCACGGTTTTTTTAACTGCCTGGAACACAATATGTTCTGAAGTAAAAAAAAAGACGATTTTTCTTTCCGAGAAATCGCGGCCAGCGACTCGCGTGCTAACTGCCTGAAAACCAATGTGTTACGGGAATAAGTTTGTAAGTGATTCTGATGGATGGGGTTGCGGATATTCGGGGTCGTGGGTTGACAGGGTGGGCTATAATGAGGGAGGACCGGGCGGGGGAAGTATTTGACAACCGATTTTTTCTGTAGTATCCAAAAATGGAGCGCGCTAAAACAAAAATTTGACAAGTGAATACTTATGTGCTATCAAAAAATTTGATGGTTACTTTTTACCCACATCCCCGCAATCCCGCAACCCCGCAATCCCGCAACCCCACATCCCCACATCCCCGCAACCCCGCAATCCCGGCAACCCCGCAATCCCGCAACCCCGCAACCCCGCAATCCCGGCAACCCCGCAATCCCACATCCCCGCAATCCCGGCAACCCCGCAATCCCACATCCCCGCAATCCCGGCAATCCCACATCCCCGCAATCCCGGCAATCCCGCATCCCGGCAACCCCGCATCCCGGCAATCCCGCATCCCGGCAATCCCGCAATCCCGCAATCCCGGCAATACAAAGAGTCCGCGCGCGCGCGCGCGCGTGTACACTATACATGTGTCAGAATGTCGGGAAATCAGACACAAAACAGACACAAAACAGGGGGTGGGGTGTCGGATTTTACCACGCCCCCCCGGGTCTCTGACCGGAGGTATATTTACTTACCCACCGCTCCGCGACACTGAAATTCCGAAACACTACAGACTGGAGTATTTGACAAGCGAAGACTTATGTGCCATAAAGAAATTTGACAAGCGAAGACTTATGTGCCATAAAGAAATTTGACAAGTAAAGACTTATGTACTATAAAGAAATTTGACAAGCGAAGACTTATGTGTCATAAAGAAATTTGATGGTGTGGGGAAATCCCCACAACATAGTTTTCCCGAAAATATATTTTCAAATTTTTGGACTTACATTTTGATTTGACAAGTGAAGACTTATGTGTCATAAAGAAATTTGATGGTGTGGCGAAAAGCCAACATTTTTTCTTGATTAACTTTAATTTATATATTATACTATAAGTAATTTGTTTCACGTGAAACATTGGCGGTCAGCTTGGATGATCAAATATTTTCTGATCCCGAAGTTCAGATTTTCAGAAAGTTAAGGAAAATCGTTCCTTACAAGCGGGCTTTAAAATATGCCAAAGATTCTGGTCTTTCAGTTGAGGAATCACGCGCTGAAGTTTTAAAGGCTTTAGGTTTAGACGAGTCTTACCTCCTCAAGCGCAATGACAGTGCAAAGAAGGACCGCCAATTTTTCGAATCCAAGCAATTCAGTCAAGATTTCACCAGCAACAGTTTGGAATGGTTTGATTGGATTTACCATAATCTATTCATTACTGACATCAAGCCCAAAGACGCTCCTGCACCTGGAGCGTTTTTTCATTTAATCTGGATTCGAGAAAGCGAGTCCAGGATTTCAGATTTTCTCAAGACTTACACGACACGTCGGATGCCCCAAAAGTCTCAACTTGACGAGATGATTGAGCGGTTGACGGATGACGGTCGTGATTTAAAGAATTTCATGTCTGAGCTTTTGGTTTTAAACGATCGCGCGAAATCCCAGAAGTTATCTGGCGGGGGGCGCAGGTAATGTTTGATCGATCGATGGTTCCAATGGATCGTGAGGCGAACATAAGGTTTCGTCTAAAGATGATCGAGCGCGGTTATCGAGACACTGGATTTGCTCGTGATTGGTGGATAGCCTGTAGCAGGGATCCGCTGTTTTACATAAACACCGTTGTTTGGACTTTTGATCCCCGGAAGCCCCGTGGTTTCAAGGAGAATCCATTCATTACCTATGATTACCAGGATGATGCGATTCTAAAGATCATGGATTGCATTGACAATGGCGGTGATGTTTTCAACGAGAAGAGCCGTGACATGGGTGCAACGTGGATCTGCATATTATGTTGCGAGTTTTGCTGGCATTTTCAGCCAATGACTTCATTTTTATGGTTAAGCCGGAACGAGGACTACGTTGACAAAATCGGGGATCCCAAGAGTTTATTTTGGAAGCTGGATTACATTCACATGAAGACCCCGAGGTTTTTACTGCCGAATGACAGGGATTCTGGTAGGAAGAAGCTCCACCTGGAGAACATGGACAATGGTTCAACAATTGAGGGTGAATCCACTACTTCCAGGTCTGGTCGTGGAGACCGCAAGACGGCTATACTTTTGGATGAATTTGCCTCGGTTGAACATGGTTACAGGGTTTTATCCGCTACGGCTGACGTTACGCGATGCCGTATATTCAACAGCACGTATGAAGGTTCTGGGAATGCTTTTTTTGACGTGGGGAAATGGCCGGATGTAACGAAGCTCACGTTTCACTGGAGCATGCACCCGGAGAAGAACGTTGGTTTGTACCGTGTTGATCGTAAAACCAAGGAAATCACTGTTCTTGACAAAGAATGGCATGACAACAACCCTGGATATCAGTTCGTTCATGAGCATGGATATTATCAAGGGCTCCACAGTCCATGGTATGATCGGGAATGCAGACGCAGAACTATTATTGAGATCAAGGAACAGCTTGACATGGACCCGCATGGTTCCGGAGCGATGTTCTTTGACGGTCCCATGTTGGACAAACTCATTGAATCCGAGACCACTGATCCGTATTTCGAGGGTGAGATTGAGTTCAATTCCGAGGATGACCGTGAGAAAGTACGGTTTGTCAACATCGATGGCGGCATGTTGAAACTATGGTTGATGCTTGACGGCGAGAACAAACTCACTCGTCCTGTGAAAGCGGTATTGAGTTGTGACATTGGCATTGGTACTGGAGCATCGAACTCAACGATAAGCGGTTATGATTACGTAAGCGGATATAAGGTACTAGAATACGTGAATCCATACATTATTCCGACCCAGCTTGCGGATTATGCGATGGCTCTTGGACGCTGGTTGAGCATGGGGATGAAGCCATGCGATTTGATCTGGGAAGCCAACGGTCCTGGCCGGGAATTTGGCAAGCGGTGTATCGACAAATCATATCCCAGTATGTATTACAAGCAGTTGGAACAATCCGAGATCCCCAAAGATACTGACATTCCAGGGTGGTGGTCTACGAAGGAGAACAAGATCACTTTACTGGGCACGTACCGTCAAATGTTAATTATGAAGAAAATCAAGAATCTAAGTCGGTACGCAGTATCCGAGTGTAGGAACATTATTTATGTCAAAGGTGTTCCCACACATTCCAAGGCGGTGAAAAACGATGATCCAAGCGGCGCGCGTGACGGACACGCTGACATAGTGATTTCAGATGCGTTAGGCGCAAAAATGCTCGACATGAATTCATTTAATAATCTCGTACAGGAAAAAGAACCTGTTCCTGAAGTGATTCCTCCGAACTGTGCTGAAGCCAGGCTACGAGAACGATTGAGATTGATTAAACGAAAGGACGATTGGTAATGCCAGATAATTCACCATATTTGGATCGAATTGCGAGTGTTGTTGAGTGTGATTACAAGCGATTGCAGTCATTCAGGTCAAAGCGTGTTGAATTCATACGAAAACTTGTAGGCCATCATTACGGCACGGATGCAGGTCCGAAAAGCCCGGTGAATTATCTCGCGTTGGCGGTTTATATTTATCTGAACAAGTTGGTGGTATCAAATCCGCAGGTCTTGATAACTTCTCCAGGATCATCTGAACTCAGGCCGTTCGCAAAGACTTTCGAGCTTGGAGTGAATCGTGTTATTGATGAAATGAAACTCAAGGACGAGATCCGGCGCGGTGTATTGAACGCATTTTTCTCAATAACAATTTTTAAAAAGGGTTTGTGTTCCGGTCGAGAAATTCAGATCGGTGATTCCACGATGGATATAGGTCAGCCCTACGTATCGTATATTGACTTTGATGATTTTGTCGTGGACATGAAAGCCAAGCATTGGGAAGAGGTTCAGTACCGAGGCGACAAGTATAGGATCCCATTGAGTTACGTCAAAGATAATCCCGGGATTTATGATGGTCCTGGTCGTGATGATGTAAACGTAATTGACTACTGGATGAAGCATGATAAATCCGTCGCTGATTTATCCGAATCAAATGATTCAAGCAATGAATATGATGGGTTCATGGATATGTGTGAACTTATTGATATCGAGATCCCAGGTGAACGTATGGTGGTAACATACCCGGTTAACGGCAAGACAATCGGATCGAGGCATGTGAGGATCAAGGAGCTTGATGCTCCTGAAGAGGGCGCATACAATATGTTGTGTTTCCACGATGTTCCGTCGAATATCATGCCTTTACCTCCTGCGGCTCTATGGGTTGATATCCACGATCTTTGTAATTCATTGGCGCGGAAACTCAGGAATCAGGCTAATAGACAGAAAACTATTACAGGGGTTCATCCACGAGCCAAGGAAGCAATCGGAGTAATACGTGATTCCTGTGATGGAGATATCATAGATTTTCCGAATCCTGATAAGGTGAAGGAGATTTCTTTTGGTGGGATCGATCAGACAAATTTCGCGTTTTTCTTACAGGGCAAGGATTTGTTCAATTATTTCGCAAATAACCTTGATTCAATCGGCGGTCTTTCAGCACAGTCAGAGACTTTGGGTCAGGATCAGCTATTATCTTCATCCGCGAATGAGAATATTGCGTCCCTTCAATTACGTGTAGAGGAATGCGTTACTGATTTATGTAAATCAGTTTCATGGTATATGTTCACGGATCCGTTCATTGACCTGCCGTTGACGAAGAGAGTCAGCGGAATTGAGATCCCGGTAAGACTTACGCCTGAAGTTATTGAAGGCGATTTTCTGGATTACAATTTTAAGATCAAGCCATATTCCTTACAGGAACCAACTCCTGCTGTTCGCGCTCGAAACATAATTAATGTTTTAACAAATGTTATTCTTCCTCTTATGCCGATGATTCAATCTCAGGGCGGAACAATTGATGCACAGTATCTTATGGAGATTCTTTCCAGGTATGGTAATATGCCTGAACTCAATGATCTTCTATTATTCATGGAAAGCAAACGCGCTAATGAAACAGGAGTTATTGGTGAACCTGTAAAAAAGATTCCTGATACCACGCGAACTTATATTCGGAAAAACATTCCTGGTTCAATGCGAGAGGGCAAGGATTCAGCTTTGATGCAAGCTCTTCTATCTGGTATTGGGAGTAAGATGAATAATGACCAGAAAGCTGGTATGATTATGTGATCATGGATTCTATCGTAAAATATAGTGAAGAGATAACGAATTTCGGGTTTGCTGGATTTTGTGGTATTTTGCTTTGGATCATTGTATGGCTTGTACATCGATTATTAAATATAATGGAAGAAAATAATCGGATAATCGGTGAGAATACAAAAGTGATTCAAGACATGCTAATAAGCTCGAAAGACCAGTTTGAAATCATGATTCAGATAAAAGACAAACTTTTATCGAGGCCGTGTATTGCAGATAAGGAGTAAGTGGGCATGGGGATTTTTATTTACTCAAAGATGGATGAAAGCGAATCTATTGAAAAGTTTATGTCGATTGAGGAAAAAGATCGTCTTGAAAAACATGATGAAGATGGAAGGAAATTCATCCTACACAACGGGGAACCATTTTACAGGAATATCAGGGAAGAACAACGAGGTGTTGGAAGTTTCAATACAAGTTGGCCTATTATCTCACAGGCCGCTGGTGTGAATCCAGATCAAAGGCAGGAATTGATTAATCATTGCAATAAGAAAGGAGTACCTACTGAAGTTTTGCGTGATGGACGTGTTGTATTCAGAGATCGTCAACATCGGCGAAATTTTTTGAAGGCGAATAGCCTTTATGATCTTGATAGTTTTACTGGGGCATAAAAAGGAGAAAAGTAATGTCTGAACAAGTAAAAGATGAAATTCTGGATCAGAAGGATACTCAGTATCAACATGATCAGCGTGATGATTTGAATGAAATCGACGATTCTTTTGTCGATGAAGATGAAAATGAAGAGGATATTAAAAAAGAATCCGGTGATGAAGATGAAAATGAAGAGGATATTAAAAAAGAATCCGGTGATGAAGATGATCAGGTTTTCAGTCAGGAAATCCTGGATGAAGCATCTGCTTATGGTTTAAATCATGATCAGATCAGCAAACAGTTTCAGAGCGAAGAAGAGCTTCGTAAAAACTTGGATTTCATGGACAGTATTATTATTAAACGGGGGCAAGAATTTTATCAACAGCAGAATCAGAATCATGATCAGCAGAATCAGAATCATGATCAGCAGAATCAGAATCATGATCAGCAGAATCAAAATCATGATGGAGATTTTAAGACTTTTGAATCAGGTCTTAATCCTGAGAAATACAGCGATCCTGAACAGTATGATCCGATCATCCCTGAATTGATTAAAACAGTGAAATCTCTTGAAGGTTTCATTAATCAGAATTTGAAAAATTTCAACTCGCAATTCGGTGACTTGAGTTCTGTGAAAACTCAATTTGGAGAATTGATTGAGAATTTATCTGCTCAACAGCAGGGCAGTTTCATGGAGCGATTTGATGGTATGATTGAAAAGCTCGGTGATGAATACGTGCCGGTTTTCGGCAAAGGTGAGTCTCTTGATCTCGCCGAAAATTCCACCGAGAGAGGCAATCGACAGAAAATCGTGGAAACGATGAGGGTGCTTGCCGCTGGATATGAGCAAAATGGAAGTTCTGTGCCGCCTTTGAACATTTTGTTCAAAAAGGCACTGCGTCTTGAGTTCGCTGACAAGGTGAGCGCACAGAACAAAGCGGACAAAAAAGAAAAAGCAAATAAAAGATCAAAGAAAATCGGTTATCGGCCAAGAAGTCGTACCTATAATGAGTTGAGCGCTGAAGAACGCGCCGCGAGACGTGTGGATGATTTCCACTCTGAGAAAGGTATTACTGATTCCGATGATGGAGAATTCGAGATCTGATTTAAGGAGAATTTAAAATGGGTATTGGAATCAGAGATTCTGAACTTGATGATTTAATGGCGGCAACGTTATATGACCTTGGCCGTCCGAAAATTCAGCTTGTGGCTCAAAGGCTTCAGTCTTATGAGATCATGGGAAAGATTTTCAAAGACAAACGCATCATTCCTTCTGGTAAAGGAATTCAGCGTACATTGATGCTTAAGCATCAGAACACCGCGACCCACAAAGGTAGGTATGCGGAAGACAACATTGATGTCACAAACCTGCTCTCTCAGCTTCAGGTGCCTTGGAAGCACATTGATGATGGTTGGGCGTATGATATTGCCGAAGTTCGTCAGAACCGAGGAAAATCATTGATTAACAACATCATCAAACCACGTCGCGCTTCGACACTGTTGTCGATTTTCGACGAAGTTGAAGAAAAGGGTTGGACTGCTCCTGCATCCACGACCTCAGATGATCCGTATGGAATCGCTTATTGGATCGTTACGAATGCGACTCAGGGATTCAATGGTGGAGTGCCAACCGGTCATACCACGGTCGGTGGGATCAATCTTACCACGTATCCGAACTTCAAGAACTGGACGGATACTTACACGAATGTGACTCAGACCGACCTTTTCCGGAATCTCCGGCTGGCGGCTTACAAGTGTCACTTCAAATCTCCTGTCGATGACAAGGATTTCCAGACGGCTTCCGGACAGACCTGGCGTCTTTATACCACGTTTGATTTATACAGTAAAATGGTTGAGGCCGCGCAGAACCAGAACGACAATTTGGGTGCTGATCTTGATAAGATGAACGGACAGGTTGTGTTCAACCGTCATCCGATCATTCCTGTTCCTCAGCTTGACGAAAATTCAACGGATTACGTGTATGGTATCAACCATTCCACGTTTTATGTTGCTGTTCTGAAAGACAGTTATCTCGTGGAATCTGCCCCCAAACCTGCCGCGAAACGGCATAACGTGAGGGAATGCTACATTGATCTGGATTACAACTATGTATGCCTAGATCGTCGTTCGAATTTCGTTATCAGCAGTGCTTCCTAATCGAAACCATGATTTCATAGGAGAAATGAAATGTATTTATCTGTTCAAAATGAAAAACTTCCCGTACAGAAAACCAGAAGCGTTTTCTATATCGGGTCCACAAACCTCAGTGCTGGTATGGGTGTGTGCTATGATCGAGACAAGGCACTTACCGGAACTGGTGAAACTGCCGCAGATGCGTGGGGCAAGCGTGACAAATATGTCGCATTGCCGTCTGCGACGAATAACAACTCTTTTGCCGGAGTTGTGATGAAAGCCTATACTGCGGATTCCACGAATGGAATTTGGATTGAGATCGGCGAACCTGGAAGCGTTGTTCCGGTGCTGACCGTGGATTCGTCCACGACAATCGGAGAAACGAATTTCCTGTGGTGTATTGCCGGCGGAACGAATGCAGGGAAATGGACTGCCACTCCTGCTGGTTTCATGGGTAAAGGCGCGGCTCGTGTGATGCAGACCTTGACCGCCGCTGGAACCTGCCTGGCTGAACTCATGGATGGTCCGGAAAGCGGCCTAGTACAGATCGTCCCCACTGCGACTCTGACTGCTGGAGGCGCTTTGACGCTTCAGGTTGGTGGAGTCATTTATTTCGACGGTCCTGCGACCCCTGGATCTGACTGCACGGCAACCCTGGCTAATGGCACGTATATCGGACAGATGGTTCGTTTCGTGTTGTCTGGAGCATTGACTACGAATGACGTTGCAATCACTGTGACTGCTGGTGAACAGCTTGACGGGACCACGGATCTCGCAACGCTTGAGTTTGACGGTGATGGCGACGATTCCACGTTGATGTTCACCGGAACGAAGTGGAAACTGGTCGGTAACGCTGGCACCGGTCTCGCGTAATCTATAACCTTGGGGAGAGAGGTTTTTCCTCTCTCCCCATAACTTTACTGGAGTTGACATGACCGAATCCACACTTGCAATGGGATACGCTGATTTTAGGCGTCGTGTTGCTGGATATTTAGGGTGGGGTAGGAATGATTCGAATTGGAGTACGGATCAGTCTGATAGATTAGATGAGATCTTGAAAAGTGGATTGAATCAGTTCTATTATCCGAATCCTGAACTTCAAGGTGAGATGGCACACAGGTGGACTTTTCTTCGTCCTGTTGGCAATTTTACAACAATAGCCGCTTATTCAACTGGTACTGTTTCAAGTAGTGGAACAACGGTTACATTAACTGATGGAACGTGGCCGTCATGGGCGGCTACTCATGGAACGCTTATCGTGTCTGGAACGCGATATACTGTTTCTTCTCGAACAAGTGATTCAGAGATTGAGCTTTCTTCTGCTCCAAGCACTGCATTTTCTTCTGATACGTATAGTCTTGAATACGACAATGATTATGATCTTGAAGATGATTTTGGTGGGTTGGTTGGAAGAATAACTTTCAATCCTGATGATGCTTGTGGGAACCTTGAAAAAGTTGATGAAGCTGTTATCAGGGATCTTCGTGAAATAAGCGGTCATTCTGGTCGTCCTCAAAAATTCGCTGTTCGTCCGAAAGTTCATACGGGTGCTTCAGGACAAAGATATGAAATAATGTTGTGGCCAATGGCTGATTCAGCTTATGTCTTGACATATCCGTATTCGGCTTTACCGAACGCATTGAGTTCGAGTTATCCGTATCCGTATGGTGGCGCTGTTCATTCTCTGACCATTTTGGAAAGTTGTCTTGCAGTTGCTGAACTTGAAGAAAACGGAATTGAAGGCGGGCCTCATGGTAACGCATTTCAGCGGATGTTGAGAGCGAGTATTGATTATGATCTTCGTGTTAACTGTCCTGATTTTTACGGTTATAATGGAGATTATAGCCGGAGTTTTCAAGAACGTCATGGTGGCGTTACTGATATCACTTATAATGGTGAATCAATTCCATAAGGAGAAAAAAATGTCGAGACACAATATTAAAACCGAACTTAGTAAAGGGCCGTTGGAGACCAGTGGTTGTGCTTTATACGTTCCTAATCTTGGGCATCTTTTGGGATGGGGTAAGACTGTTCCGGCAGATGCCTCTGAAGGATATGCCAAAGGAGGCCTTTTCATTCATACTGATTTAACCGGAGAAACTGATGCGCTTTACAGCAATATCGGTGATAAGGATTCATCGAACTTCAATGCTGTTACTGTGGCGGCGGATTAAGGATTACTGATGGGCATTGCTTATTCAGCAAAAGAATCCTCATCCAGCGGATGGCCTATTGGTTATCTGACTGGTTGGCCCCGGGGGTGGACCTTTCCAGGTCCACCCTGGCCGCCTGGGTTTACATCCAGTCTTTTATCTTCTTCTACTGAAATTGATCTTTATGGAGATCTTGATGAAGGAGAAAATGAAGATTTGAATTTGAAGGGGATGCTTGCATTTGATTTAAATACAGGCACGATTTATTTTTTTAGAACATGGTTCACTACTGAACCAATAACTTGGTATCTCGATTTAATGTCTGTAAAATATGATGGTAGTGATTTGACATTAATTTCTAATATTTCTGATCCTGAAATACCAAGTCCTGGGAGTTGTATGATGAGTCATTACGATTCAGATGAAGATAAATTATATTTTTGTGGACGTTATACTGCTAATGGAGGAAATCATTCTGTGTATAGGATGAATGTCGATGGGACTGAAATAGAATATTGCGATGTGAAATATGATGGTGTTGGAGGCGAGGATATCTGTAATCCAAATACTGTTTTATATCATTCATCTTCTGGTAAATTTTATGGCACAACTCAAAATCCGGATAGAGCTATAATAAAATTTACGTGGGAAACTAATGGTGATGCGACAAGTGTTTATCATTATACAGATTGGAGAAATTATTTGATTACGCCTCATATTGAAGGCGTCGTCCTTTTAGGAAGAGTTTCATATATAGATGATGACGGAAATGTGTATTTTACTGGAAATCGATGGACGATTGAAGTTGAAGATGAATTAGGTATGGGTAAAATATTTTTAGCAAAAATGACTCCATTTGGTAGCCTTTCATATTATAAAGATATAACTAATTTAGAAAATATATATTATCCGTTTTTGTCTTTTTATAGTTTATTTGATGAAAAATTTTATTCTATGTGCAGTAAGGGACGGTTTAATGAAGACTATGGAAAATATTTTGCTGGAATCGATTCTGTTGTGAAATTTGATTTATCAGATGGATTTATCGATGCTGTTGATTATGATAATACTCAAGGAACGAATAGTATTTCTTCAGCATCTTTCTTTGATGAATTATTTGGTTTTATGTATTTTTTAACAAGGGATAAATATCCATCTACCACATGGTATTTGAATAAAATTCATTACTCACAGGTTGAATCATGATCAGCTTGAAAAAAAGAATAATTCAATTGCAATGGGCGTTGTCTGGTCTTCATCGTGGAGAATCTCATAACAACAAGCCTCCTTATACTACTCCTGATTGTTTGAACGTAAGGTCCGAGGACCAGATTCAAAAACGGAATCGTGGTGGATCACGTCCAGGGATTCAAAAAGCGTTTTACGAACAGCTTGGATCAGGAAATCCGCTTCGAATGATCGATGGCGTTGATGTGGTTAAGAATGATGGAAGGACTTTTTGGTCTGATTATTTCCAGAATTTATCACTTGGAAACGTTTGGTCAACGGCTTCATGGCTTTCTTCAGCACCTTCAATATGGCAAAACGGAGGGACGGTTTCTGATTACAATGAAGAAGTTGGCGCAGTAAGATCTGCGATTGATGGTCTTGATACAACCAATGATTATGTCATTGATATGTTCATTGCTCCATATCGAATTGCTTATCATGGGGAATATAAAGTATTTTTCAGAATGGATGATTCCAGCCCGGATGTGACTCAGGATGGCGTTGAGGCAAAACTTGTGATGGATGACGGGACTGGAGCGTATTCAGGAACACTTACAGTTTATTCTTCAGGATCACCTACAAGCTATAATTTTTCCAGCAGTTCTACTTCAGGTATGAAAACGGGTATTTATAGAATAATCGTAAGCGGAAATAATGTGAAGGCATATTGGTGCGGTGAGTCTTTGATCGATCAGGATATCAGCGCACCAGCAGGATCGAGGGTTGGATTCGGTATGAAATGTACGCAATCAGGCGGAGCTTGTATGTGCTATGGATTTCGAATTCAGTATTTCGAGACAGATTATCGTACCGAAACTCGTGAGATATTGTGTGCAAGTTCGAATGGATCATTTTATCGTGATACATGGAATGGCATAATGGAGCTTCTTTCCACGAATACGACCCTGGCGTCCAAGCATTTTCTACAGGCTACTAGGCGGTATCAGAAACTTTATATCGCTGATTACGATAATCCAGCGACTTCTCAAAGCGATGGAAATATTTCAGGGGTGTATTTAACTTCCCCGAGTGTTTCTGATTTTACCGATCTTGGTATTGATGTGGATTCATTCCTGTGTGTGTTATCAAACAGTTCTGGACCTACTGATGGTAACTATGGAATTGATTCTCTACTTTCTGGATCAGTGGCTTTGAGTTCGGCGCCTGGAGATGGTAATTGTTCATTCAGTATCGAACGAGCCCCGAAGGTATATGATCCATCCGCTGATACTCTTACACTTATGACTCCTACGGCTGGAGAAATTCCTGTTGGTGCTTATGGGGTATGTTTGTACAGAGACCGTTTGGTGTGGATTAAAGACCATATCTGGTATATGAGTCGCCAAGAAGATCCATTGGATTATGATTATGGCGAGGATCCTGATGATCCACAGAAGGCTATTGCAGGCCAGAATTCTAATGCTGGCATCATAGGTCAGAAGATCATAGTTGCGATACCGTTTGGCGATGATTATATCATTTGGGGATGTGAGCGTGAATTATGGCGTTTGCGTGGTGATCCGCAGTATGGCGGACAGAATGACAATGTGAGCCGAAATGCTGGTATTATAGGGCGTAGAGCATGGACGGTTCTTCCTGATGGGTCTTTGGTCTTCATGAGTCATAACGGGCTTTGTCGTTTACATAGTGCCGCATCTTCAAATGTTGAGATTCTTTCAGAAGACCGGCTTCCACAGGAAATGAAGAATATTGATACAACTCGTTTTGATGTGAGTCTTGCTTATAATTCTAGGTTCAATGGGATTGATATTTATATCACTCCTAAGTCTGATCAGAACAGGAAACATTGGTTTTTTGATCTAAAGAATTATGCGTTTTGGCCTGAGCAATACCAGGATGATCATCAACCGACTTGTGTTTATGAATATCGTGGAAGATCGAATCAGGATGCTTGCGTTCTACTTGGTGGTAAGGATGGATATATCAGAAAGCATGATTCCATGTTTGTAAATGATGATGGTTATGAAATCAATTCTTATATTTATCTTGGCCCGATTCGAGTTTGGAACGATTATTACGATGGTCGTATCAATGAAATTAATGCAACATTGGCTGAAAATAGTGGTGATTTAACATGGCAGATTTGTTCTGGTAATTCTCATGAATCCGCTATTTTGAATTCCGGTGATTCAACAGGTACATGGACTGCTGGAATGAATTACACCAACAGGCCGAATGTTGTTGCTGGTTCCGCTGTCTTGAAATTAAGTAACGCAAATGCTAATGAACATTGGGCTCTTGAAAAAATTATTTTGGTTCTTGAGCAACGTGGAAAATCGAGGTTGCTATGAGTTTATATCTTCGCTCAAAAACTGGTGACATAGAATCGAGGCAGATTTTCCAGCGTATTCAGAATAAGTTCAATAAATTATTTGCTGAAATTGCGGCAAAATTTGTTTTCGGTGAAGTTGCTACACCTGCAACGGATGGTTCGACGGTTTTATTTAATACATCGAATTCTTATCGATCTGGAACTTTAGTTGTTCATCGTGACGGAATTGCTTTATTTGATGGCAATGGATTAACGGAAACTTCTGCGAGTTCTGGAACATACACACTTGATGATGCTCCTGATTCGAATGAAGTTTTAAGGAATTCTTATGTCAAAGTATAATAAAAATATTTTAAGATTTTGGATTTTTATTATTGACATTGGAATATTGTTGGCTCTGTTTTCAGGTATTTCTGAAGCAGATCCAAAAGCCAAGCGCGTTCGTATTGATGATAATGAGGGTTTATACGATTCGACAAACGTTGAAGATGCGCTTGAGGAAATCAGGTTTTATTCAGGTGGGCTTTTCGAGCTTGATGCCAATAGTAATATGATGCCAGTTGATGGTCTGAGTATTGATACAAGCTTCGAGGAAGACGGCAACA